TACGCTAGCTTTAATAATAGCCGTAGTTTACATTTCTTCCTGGCTACTTGGCCCGTCGTTTGCATATGGCTTACCTCTATGGGAATCTCCACTATGGCTTTTAATCTTAACGGCTTTAACTTCAATCAGTCAGTCGTTGACTCTAGCGGTAGAATCGTTCCCACTTGGGCAGATGTCCTGAACCGAGCGAACTTAGGAATGGAAGTTATGCACGAGCGTAATGCTCACAACTTCCCACTTGATTTAGCATCTGCTGAGTCAAGCGAGGTAGCTTTAACAGCACCTACAATTGGTTAGTGTAAGCGTGGCGACCTGACAGTTCATCATCGCCGCTGTTCACTTCCTAAATTTAAATGACAGTCACAACAGAATACGGTAAGCAGAATATGTTTGCCACTGAACCACCTATCGAAGTAACAACTATGAACGACAACGCTGAACTACAGAATGGCCGCTGGGCTATGATCGGAATCTTTGCAGCTTTAGGCACCTATGCCTTTACTGGTCAAATCATCCCAGGAATCTGGTAAATCAAAAACATCACACCACGTCCGTTCATCCATTTTTCATGGACGCATGAAACCTAAGCATGGAACGGGGCTTAGGTACTAAGGTATTACAATGACTGTAAAACTAAAGTATCGTGGTGTCACTTACACTAAAACTATCTAATTTAATTTAATGAAAAAACTTGCACTTGTCCTAACAACCGCCCTTGTTTCTACACCTGCAATGGCTGGACCATATGTAAACGTAGAATCCAATGCTAACTACACTGGTTCAGATTACACATCAAGAGCTACAGATTTACACATAGGTTATGAAAATGAGCTTGGCTCCCTTGCTTATTATATCCAAGGTGGTAAGACAATTAATGCTGCTGATGGCGTTGATTCAGAGTCTAATTTCTCTGGCAAGCTTGGTGGCTCTATCTCTGCTACAGATAAACTTGGCGTCTATGGTGAAGTATCTTTCTCACAAGTGGAAGATGCTGATAACACCTACGGCACAAAGCTAGGAGCTAAGTATAGTTTCTAATGTCACAACAGAGTTCAGCTAACCCTGCATTTGTAACTTCTTTAACACCTGAACCTGAGAAAACTGACACTCTTCCGAGTGACAAACAACCTCCAGGTGTTGATGAAGAAACATTCGACGAAGACATTTCCATTGAGGAAGTTCTTTCTACAATGTAACGAGTTATGGATAGTAGTTTTCGGACTGCTATCCTTCATTCTATTTGTAGAATGGTCTCATGTGAGACATCATGAAAAGGCTGCACCTTATTGTGCAACCTTGCGAGTGACTATGGAAGAAAGTAGGTTTCCAACCTAACTTAACAGGGGTTCGATTCCCCTCACTCGCTTTGGCTTCTGCCCTCTACGGAGGATACCATTAGCCGTCTAGACGGTGGGAAAGACCACAAAAACATGCATTTTAATTCGTACGAACAGGTTAATATACACTTTTACATTTTAAAATAAAGAAAAATGGCACAACAAAGTACTGCGCATCAGGCGTCAGTAACTATGCCAGGTGCTTCTAATAGCACAGGCGATAGAAGAGCCCTTTACCTTAAATTGTTCAGTGGTGAGATGTTCAAAGGCTTTGAGTATAACTCAATAGCTAGAGATCTTGTCATGAAGAGAACACTTAAGAACGGGAAATCTTTACAATTTATATACACAGGACACACTAAAGCTGAATTCCATACTCCAGGAAATTCCATCTTGGGTAACAGTGACGGCGCACCTCCAGTTGCAGAAAAAACTATAACTGTTGATGACCTCCTTATCAGTTCGGCTTTTGTGTATGAGCTAGATGAAACACTTGCTCATTATGAGTTGAGAGGCGAGATCTCTAAGAAGATCGGTTACGCATTAGCTCAAAAATATGACAGACTAGTATTCAGAGCAATCGCTCGTGGTGCTAGAGCTGCATCACCTATCACTAAGTCTGGATTCGTAGAGCCAGGTGGTACTCAGATCCGTGTTGGTACTAACAACCAAGCATCTGATGCATACGTACCTGCTTCACTAATTTCAGCTTTCTATGACGCTGCCGCTGCTCTTGATGAGAAAGGCGTTAGCTCAGAAGGACGTGTAGGTGTACTAAACCCAAGACAGTACTATGAGCTAATCCAAGCTGTTGGTACTAATGGTCTTGTTAACAGAGACGTACAAGGTAAAGCTTTACAGTCTGGTAATGGCATCATTGAAATTGCAGGCATCAAGATCTACAAGTCAATGAACATTCCATTCTTCTCAAGCTATGGTACTAAGTATGGTTCTGCATCTGCTACAAACCCTGGAGTAACTTCTCCTGGCAACACTGGCTCATTCGTTGGTGAAGCTGTTGAAGATGCTGCAGCTGATGTAACAGGAATCAACAACGAGTATGGTGAAGAAACAGAATTCGCTAACTCTTGTGGTTTAATCTTCCAAAGAGAAGCTGCAGGTTGTGTGGAAGCAATCGGTCCTCAAGTCCAAATTACATCAGGTGATGTTTCCGTGATTTATCAGGGTGATGTTATTCTTGGTAGATTGGCTATGGGTGCTGACTATCTTAATCCAGCCGCTGCTGTTGAACTTATTGCAGGTGCTGCAGTTGGTTCATCAGGTAACGCTGCATTCTAAATATATTACACATGGGGAGGCTTCGGTCTCCCTTTTTTTTTTTACAAAATTTTTTATGGCTACCTCAACAATTGATACCGATACCGAACTATCCGCTGTAAACTCAATCTTGGGTAGCATAGGTCAATCACCCGTAACCACTCTTAACTATGAGAACCCTGAAATATCATTTATATATAATATACTAGCTGAAGTTAATAAGGATGTACAGAATGAAGGCTGGCATTTCAACACAGAATATCATATAGCTGTTGATCCTGATGCTAGTGGTTACATAACGATACCTAATAATGCATTAAGATACGACATCCATGATGGACTTAAAGATAAATCACAGGATGTAGTACAACGTAATGGAAGATTATATGATTTAGTAGAACACACTGATGTATTTACCAATACTCTGTACCTTGATCTAGTGACGCTGTATGCGTTCGAAGATCTCCCTAACCCATTCCAACGTTACATCACTTACAGGGCTGCTGTAAGGGCTGCTACACAGCTTGTATCAAACGTACAACTCACACAGCTGTTAAAGGAAGATGAAGCTAAGTCTAGAGCTGTGTGTCTAGAGTACGAATGCGACAAAGCTGACCCCTCATTCTTTGGTAATCCACATGAAAGCGTTTATACATCTTATCAACCTTACAATGCACTACGTAGATAATGTCAAGCATTACACAAACAATACCCAGTTATACTGGAGGGATATCTCAACAGCCTGATGAACTTAAGTTACCAGGGCAAGTATCTAAAGCTAAGAATGTATACCCTGACTTGGTAAATGGATTAACTAAACGTCCAGGTGGTAAGTTAATTAAATCTTTAAGTGATGGCAGTCTTAATTCTGCTACTAATGGAAGATGGTTTCATTACTACAGAGATGAGAACGAACAATATGTAGGTCAAATATCAACATCAGGTATTCTGAGGATGTGGACTTGTACTGACATCTATGATACAGGTGGTACGAAACGACACAGTGCAGGGGATGAGATGAATGTCACTTACCCTGGAGCTGTATCTAGTCAATCAGCATTAGTTACTTATCTAACACATACTAATGATGAAGATCTACAAACATTAACTCTTAACGATTATACTTATATAACTAATCGTACTAAGACTGTTGCAATGGCAGGTACTACTGAAACTGCTAGACCACATGAAGCATATATTGAATTAAAAAAGGTAGCTTATGCTAGTCAGTATGCAATAAATTTATTTAATGATAATACTACTACCGCAACTACTACTGCTACAAGATTAAGAGTAGAATTATTAAAATCTAGTAATAATTATTGTGGTAGTCTTGGACAAATGGTTGGTAGAACTAGTAGAGAAGGACAAACAACTAGATGTGATGATACAGCAGGTGATGGTAGAGATGCATGGGCACCTAACATTGCTACTCGTATCTTTTCTATTAATGATGGAGCTTCTGTAACAGACACAGATTCTGTATCAGGTGACTATACATATACTATTGATGTCAAAGATAGTAGCAATAACTCTGTTAACAGAGGTACTGACTTATATTTTAGAATATCTACTATAGGTCAATCCGTACCATACGGTTCAGGAAGTGATGTAACTTACCAAGCTAGATACACTACCACATATGACATGCTTTATGGTGGTGCAGGTTGGGTAGCAGGTGATTACTTTAAACTTTGGATGAAAGATGCTCTTTACAAGGTCACTGTTGAAGAAGTTAGTACTTCTCAAATACAAGGTAACTTAGGTATTATCCGTCCTACTCCTACATCCTTTGATACTAAGACAACAGTTACAGCTGAAAGTATACTTGGTAGTTTAGAAGAAGGTATAGTAGCAACTAGTGAGTTCACTTCATCTGAGGTTCAGATCATAGGTAATGGTATATACCTTACCAATGGTACAGCATTTAACGTTACCTCTCCAACAGGTGAATTATTAAATGTGGTTACTTCAGAAGTTAATAACATAGAAGACCTACCTACACAATGTAAACATGGTTATGTTGTTAAAATAAAAAATAGTATTGCTAATGAAGATGACTACTTTGTTAAATTCTTTGGTGAAAATAACAGGGACGGTCCTGGTACATGGGAAGAGTGTGCAGCTCCTGGTAGAACTACTACTATAAGTTCAGCTACTATGCCTATACAGATTGTACGTAATTATGTAAGTAATGCTGTACGGTTTGATGTAGACCAAATAGTTTGGGATCCTTGTACTGTAGGTAATACTACAACTGTACCTGAACCTTCATTTATAGGTAAAACTATAAACAAGATGGTATTCTTTAGGAATAGAATGGTAATGCTCAGTGATGAGAATGTTATCATGTCTCAACCTGGAGATTTCTATAATTTCTGGCCTCGTTCTGCTATTACATTCTCAGCTACAGACGTCATTGATTTGTCTTGTAGTTCAGAATACCCTGCTATAGTATATGACGCTATACAGGTTAATTCAGGTCTTGTTCTATTTACTAAGAACCAACAGTTTATGCTGACTACAGACTCTGATGTCTTGAGTCCTCAAACTGCTAAGATCAATGCGTTAGCTAGTTATAATTTTAACCATAAAACTAATCCTATATCATTAGGTTCTACTATAGCTTTCTTAGATAACGCAGGTAAACATAGTAGATTCTGGGAAGTAGCTAAGGTCTTACGTGAAGGTGAACCTGTTGTGGTTGACCAAAGTAAAGTAGTACAAAAATTATTTGACAAAGAATTAGAATTAATATCTAACTCAAGAGAGAATGGTGTAGTATTCTTTAGTAAGAAAGGTACCAATACTTTATATGGTTATAAGTATTTTAATAGTAGTGAGAAACGTTTACAACAAGCTTGGTTTACTTGGGAGTTAATGGGTGAAATACAACACCATGCAGTACTAGATGATTCTTTATATGTTGTAGTAAGAAACAACTCTAAAGATGTACTACAAAAATTTTCTCTGAAGAAAGAAGATGGTGAACGTGAAATTAATGACAATAATAATACTACTACAGATACTAGTGATGATACTTTATATCGTATACATTTAGATAACAGTGCAGAGGTTGCTTCATCTGGTTTAACTTATGATGCTACTAATGACTGGACCAAGTTTAATTTACCTACGGGTTTCAATGGTTCAGGACAATTAGCTGTCTATGTTGTACCGAGTTCTACAGACTTAACCTTTCAAGGACGGTCAGAGAATGTGTCTACATTTGTCGAGAGTGGAGTTACAAAAGTTAAACTCCCTGGTAATTGGAAAACATATGACCCACAGTATGTAGAAGACGGTAGCACTAGTGATGATGTAACACCTGCTAATAATATTATACTTGGTTATCAGTTTGATATGGAAGTTGAATTCCCTACCATACATTATAGCCAAACAGAAGGTGAATCTTATAGAGCCTTATTAAATGGATCGTTAGTTATACACCGAGTTAAACTTAACTTTGGTGCGAATGGTTTGTATACCACAACCTTAGATAGAGTTGGTAAGCCAACCTATACTGAGACTTGGGAACCAACCATCTCTGACCAATACGGTGCTAACAGAGTACAGATCAATGATCAAGCTACCCAAACGATACCAGCCTATGAGAAGAATAAGAACTTTACCTTAACCCTTAAATCGACACACCCCACACCCGCCACATTATATTCAATGACATGGGAGGGGGTATATACCAACCAAAATTATAAACGTGTCTAAATACATTCACCCTATTACAATGGAGGCTGCTTTAGAAGTGGCCTCTAATCTATTACCAGCTGACCGTAGAGAGGTCGAAGAAGGTCACGGTATAGATTCCACAGAAGCGTTAGTGGACGCTGTTCAGAAACCATCCTGCGTATACTTCGTAGTGCCTAACGGCAAGACTGCTGGTATGGCTGGAGTAGACCCTGGAGGACAAATCTGGATGCTATGTACACCCGCTATTCATGACTATCCTTTAACCTTTGCTAGAGAAGCAAAGCGTTATGTTGAAAGACAACAAGACAAGTTACTGTGGAACGTTGTTGATAAACGTAACAAGGTCCATCTAAAGTTACTTAAATTCCTGGGGTTCAAATTTCTAAGGGAATTAAAATACGGACCTAACAACTTATCCTTTATAGAATTTTGCCGTGTGTTTAGGAGCCCAAGCGAGAGCCGCTAACGAGCGAGCTAGAAGAGACTACGAGTACAAACTCGAAAAAAGAGAAAAAGAGTGGATGGAAACACTCAGCATGACAAATGTTGAGCATCTACAATATGAACAAGGTATCGATGCTAGTAACCTTGGATTAGCTAATACTTATTCTGAAATACAAGAAAAGCATGGTGAGTTAGTTGATCAAATGGTATCTGAAAGTCAAACTGACTGGGAAGAATTTCTAGGAAAAAATGTCGGTGATAAATTAAAAGCTAGTAATGTTACTGGTAGATCAGCTGAAAGAATTAGTGCAATTGAACTTGGTCAGTACTTGAAAAGAGGTTCTGATAAAGCTTATAAATTAACTAAAGCTGCTAAACAACTAAGTCGAGTAGGAGCTAAAGCAGCTGGTCAAGCAAGAGCACAACAGATGCAAATGTTTACTAATGTAGCATTTGTCAAGAACCCTGATATGGTACCACCTAAACCCGTATATCAGAACGTAGGGCAAGCAGCATTTATGGATGCATTAAGTATTGCAGGTTCAATAGGTTCAATTGTTGCAGGTGCTAAAGCTAGTGATAGAAGATTGAAAACAAATATAATTAAACTAGGTGAATCTATATCTGGTTTAGGTATTTACAAGTTTAACTACATTGGTAAAGCTAAACAATATATAGGTACCATGGCAGATGAAGTAATTAAAATCTTTCCTAAAGCTGCTATCTTAAATAGTGATGGATTCTATTCTGTAGATTATTCATTAATTGATGTTAACTTTAAGGAGGTATAATGGTAAGAAATTTTTATCAACCAGATCCAGGTCCAGACTGGACAAAAAGATTAAACGAGATTTATGCTAGGCAAACTCGTCAACGGAATGAACATCATCAAAATTTATTACAACAATCTGCAGAGCTAGAAAAAGCTGACCCAGGTGTTGCTAATTTAAGAATGTTTAAACAGATACTTGAAACAACTAAAACTGGAGTAGATGTTTATAACGCTTATAATTCACCTGAAGCTAAAGAAAAAACAGCTAAGAAAAATAAGAACGATTGGGATAATATGTCTATAGAAGAACAAAATTCTTATAGACTAAGATGGAAGTTAGATAAAAAAGAAATTTACGAAGAAGATGAAGCTTTCTTTAAAAAAATAAAAAATGATTTTAAATTAAAAGATACTGAAGCTGCAAAAGAACTTTTAAAAAAAGCACAAGAACTTTCTGGAAGAAGAATTTTAAGATTCCAAGAAGCTTCAGCTGCTGAACAAGTTCAATTAATGACTAACACAGCTCATGCTAAATTTCTTGACGGTAACACAGCAGCAAAAGATGAATGGGATCTTGCTGCTGGTGATCCGATACTTCAAGCAAAACAGCAACGAGAATGGAGAAAAAATGAGCTTGATAAATTAGCTTATACTAAAGAAGTACAATCAACTGTATTAGATGAAATAAACCGTCAAACAAAAACCAAGGAAACTACTGGTAGTAATTTATTTAAAACTGAAAAAGAAGCATTAGAATTAAGACAACTATATACTCAAATAAATGCTCAAAGTGTCGTTGCTAATCCTGATGATAGTGCAGCTTTTATTCATGGATTAATAAATGAACGTAAAGATCTTTTTTGGGATATTGAAGGTGGACCAACTGCAACTCAACAAGCTGTAGAAAGTGTTGTTGGTGATTTATATCGAATGGGTAAAACAGGTAAGCTAACTAGAGATACTTACAACAAGATGCTTACAGGTAAAATTGATGGACATTCTGGTGGTGATACTCTTCTTAAAGCTTTTCTTGATAAGAATGGTGTACAAGAATCACATATACTTGAAGGTATTGAAGAATATGAAAATGCAGATTATGCTACTCGAGAATCTTTAGTAGAAACGGATTATCAACAAACGTTTGTCGCTGCTGCTGATGGTAAGTTATCTCAAGAAGATTACAAAGCAAAAGTAGAATTGTTTAATAGAATGCCTTTAAAAGATTCTAAAGCTAAACTTGATAGATTAGATAAGGTTTTCCATACTAATCAAGATCAAGTAACTACAGAGGATATTATTAGTAACTGGTCACCTAAGATTAAAAACGGTACTCTTGATAAACATGAAGATGAAATTAAGGATATCGGTAATATTAATGCTCAAGATAAACTAAACGAAATAAGGACATACCAAAAGAACGCAGCTACTGAGGCTGGTTTAACTGACAAATTAAATTCTATTAAAACAACTGTTATAGGTGAAAGAAATAAAGGTATATTTGGAACACCAGGAGGTACTCAAAAAACTCAAAGAGTTTATGAAGATATCCAACAGAATTACAGATTACTTTTCTTTAAAAATCTTGAAGATGCTAGAGCTTTAAGTAAAGGTGGACCTGTAGATATTAAAGCTATAACAATGAAAACTGATTCAGAAATAGAAACTTATAAAGTAAGTAATGGTTTTGGTATTCCTCTTGGTGAAGAAGGTTCAGGTAAATTCTCAGTAAAAGGAACATCTGGTGAATATGATAACTATACAAAAAGTGTGATTGGCATACAAACTAGTGATGCTTTTACTTCTCAAACTTTGAGTTACAATCCGACTAATGCAAAGAACTGGGAAAGCGGTGTGCTTAGTAGAAGGCAGAGTCAACCAAACGCAGCACTTCGCTATAAAGAAGCTGGAGGTATTTTTACAAATGAAATGTTAGCTTACTATGCAGTTAATGGTAAACCATCTGAAGAGATGTTATACATTGCAGGTAGGGAAAACTTAAACATTAGTAGAGCATTAGGTTATGCTATTAATGCTTTAGTTGATAGCGATGATAAGGGTGATAAACAATTTGCTAAAAATTATAATTTAGATCAAATTGAAACTGCTAATGGATCTGATGAAATTATTTTAAAAGCAGGTTATGATGCAGTAACGAAATTAAATGGTACTTCTCAAACTGATTTAAACAATCTACTTGCACGTGCTAAACGTAATGGTTTGGATTCTTTAGATGGTGTGCAGATAGAACGTCTTCTTGTTTATACAGGTGAAACTTATCAACAATCTGAAGCTGCAACTCAAACAACAAATTTATTAAATAATATAGATATGTTTAAACGAGCAGGTATTTCTGAAGATGCTATTAAAGAATGGATTCAAGAAGAAATTAATAAAAGAAAAAGCTTCTCTAATACAATTACAGCAGACTAAGAACTATGGATGAAATAGATCTTTCCAATTTTTCATTAGAAGATTTAGAATCTACATTGAATAATTGGGAAGCAGATCAAGGACCATCTACGGATGCTCCAGTTGAATCTGAAACAACAGAAGAACCTTCTACGGAAGGAAGACAAGAATACATAGCACCTGGCGAAGAAGGGTTTGTTCCCAGACCAGGTGTGTTAGGAGCTGCACAAGATATAGCTGAAAGTACTATTAGAGGTTTACCTAAAAACTTATACGAAGGTGTAGCACCTGCTGTAGGTCTTATAGACACAGCAACAGATGCTTACAATATGGCTACAGGTTTTAATGTACCTAAGCTACCTGAGTATGAAGATAAAGTATCTCAAGCTGTACGTAATATATCTGGATTAGTGATACCCTCACTTGGTCTTAGAAGTATGGCATTACAAGGTGGTGCTAAATTACATGCATCAGGTCAGGCAGCACCGTGGTTACAAAAATTAGGTAATACTAAATCATTTGAATACTTTGCTAAGTTTGGTATTGATATAGGTACCAGTGGTGCAGTTGATTATGTAGCTGAACAAAACCAAAAAGATGATAACTTACTAGGGACTTTAAAAGGGTTCTGGCCTAAGACATATCAATTTATACCAGATAGTATTGCAACAAATGCAGACGATTCAGCTGGACAGAAACGTGCTAAGAACGTTAATGAAGGTGCCATCTTTGGAGTACTATCTAGTATTATAGAAGGTGCAGCTTATTTAGTTAAAGGTGGTAGAAGTGTTAAACGTACTTCTAAATTTATACCAGGTAAAGAAGGTTCTAAAAATCTTGACGGATTAACTAAAGATGAATTCACTGATATCAAGTTCTCTGATAACCCTATAGAAGATGAAGTCCTTAGAGGATATGCACGTAAAGAAAAAGAACTTAACTTACTTAATGAGTACTATATAAGTAAAGGTGAAGATCCTATTGATTTCAGTCAATATACTGAAGGTGAAACATTAGTCCGTACTAAAGATGCTGATGGTATCTTAGGAGCTCAAGCTGATGCAGCCTCAATTCAAAATAATATAGATACTGCATGGGGTAGAATAGGTAATCTTATTCATGAAGCTGCACGTAAAGAAGGTATTGAAATAGGAAACTTAAGTAATAGAACTTTAGTTAGTGAGTTAACCCAACAGTTAAAAGAAGGTGGGTCTTTCAGTAAGAGACTTAAATCTAATAAACTCATTTCATCTAAAGTAATGGATGATGCTGGTAAGAAGTTAGCAGCTACCTTATTAAACCCACGTGTAACACCTGATGAAATTATTGGTCTATTAGATGAGTTCAAAAGAGCAGTGGATGATTCAGCCATACGTATTGTTGGTAAGAAAGGTATAGCTGGTGCTATTACACAACTAAAAGCACAGATGCTTGACCTAGACACACAGAAAGCTAGAGCTTATTTAGTTACATCTGAAGCTGGTCAAATAGCTGATATGTCTGAGGGTACTAGATTAATGGAAGAAGGTTCTTCTGTTAATAGAGCTGTTGAATTAATGGCTGATAGATTAGAAGTCTTAATGGTAGAGAAAGGATTAGCTAACTTTGAAGCTGGTTCTATGATGTCAAAGATGAGATCTTGGAAGTCAGCTGTAGAAACTGGTGATAAAGAAGTCATCAATGCAGCTGCTGATACTATCTTAGATTCTAATACTGGTAAACTTAGAGATCTTATACCTAAAGTAAAAGAATGGACTAGTACTATAAAAGATGTTGCTAGAGAGAATCCTGAATTTCTTAGACCACTACTCTTAGCAAATGAATTTACTGATGGTAATGTAGATACATTATTTAAACTACATACCTGGGCTGGTGAAAACTTAGCTACATTTAAGAAGGCTATATATGATGGTAATCCTGAAGTACCTTCTATAATTAATAAAGCTATGTGGAGTAATATATTTAACTCTGCATTATCTGCTTTAGCTACACCTATTAATGCTGGTATGGGTAACTTAACTGGTTTATTAGGTAAGGGTTCTGCTACTGTATTCGGAGCTGTAGCTCATGGTGATTTGAAAAATGCTAAGAAAGCTATGGTAGCTCACTTTGCTTTGGATGATACCCTACAGAAATCAATGGATCATATGAGGCTTGTATTTAGAAAAGCTTCTACTAATCCTAATGATGTTAGTTATGTAATGCGTGGTGATATAGCTAGAGAAACAGAACAAGGTTTAGAAACTTTACAATCATGGGCTAATGCAGCTTCTGCTAATGGAGAAGACGGTGGTAAAATGTTACTAAGTGTATTTGAAGACTTAGATGCATTATCAAAAGACCCTGTACTTAGATTTGGTGGTAATGCTATGACAGCGTTAGACGGTTTCTCTAAATCAGTACTAGCTAATACTGAAGCTAAGTATCTTGCTTTCAATAAGCTTGCTCAATCAGGTGAAGAGATTACTGAAAAAAGTTTTAAAAAAGCTGTTGATGAAATATATGAAAGCTTTTTTGATTCCAATGGGATGATAAAGAATGATGCTGTAGATGCAGCTACTAGTGAAATAGCACTTAATGCTGACTCACCTGTAGTTGACGGTATGAATCAGTTTATTAAACGATTCCCTGCTGCTAGAACCTTTATATGGTTCCCTAGAACTACTGCTAACGTCATTGATACCTTTGGTAAATGGAGTCCAGCTGGTCTATTATCTAGTGACTACCAGAAAATGTGGGGTCCATTAGGTAATAAAAAGATGAGTGAATTCTCTATGGATGAGATTACTAGCATTTTAAAAAGTAAAGGTAAACCTGTAGATGAGTTTGCTTATGAAACATTTAAAATGTTACGCTATGAAATAAAAGGTAAAGCTGCTTTTGGTAGTCTTGCTGTTACCATGGCTGGTTTTGCTGCTGTTGGTGATAGATGTACTGGTAATGGTCATTTTGACAAGTCCAGACAAACTATGAGAGTACGTAGTGGTTGGAAGCCTAAGTCTTGTAAAGTACCAGGAACTGATAAGCAAGTTAGTTATGAATGGATGGGTCCAATAGGAGACTGGTTATCATTAACAGTTGATGTTGTTGATAACTTTGATAGTCTTTCTGTAGGAGTCCAAGAAGATTTATTTAATAAATTAGCTTTTGTCCTTGGTTCTGCTGTTACTAATAGATCTATTCTATCTCAACTAGAACCTATGTATGATGTATTACAAGGTAACGGTGCAGCTGCGACTAGATGGATGTCTTCATTTGGTAATAACTTAGTACCTTTAGGTAGTGCTAGAAATGAATTAGGTAAACTATTATACCCTCAATTAAGACAGATACGTTCTGAATTAAACGAGAACTTACGAAATAGGAATGCTTGGTTAGATGCTGTAGATCCTTCACGTGCTCTATCAGCTGTAGTAGATCCTATAGATGGTAGAGAGATAGGTAAGGAAGATAACTGGTTCCTTAGAGTATGGAATAGAGGTCCAATGAAGATTACTTCCTCACCTTCTAAAGAAAGACAGTTCTTAATTGATATTGAATTTAACAGTTCACCAGTTATGCGTCTTAGCCAAAGAGGAGCTTTATTAGAAAACCAAGAGATTACAGCTATCAATAGCATGATGGGTAAACAAGGTTATCTAAAACAAGAGATTAACTCTATAATGAAAGATGCTAATAAGTTAACTTATACTGGTCCTGATGGTACAACATATAGAGGTTTTACTAATATCATACAAGCTCAACGTAGAGGTATGATTGGTTCAGACATTTTAGATATAGGTAAATATGCTAATGTATATACTCAACTTAAACAAGCATATGCATCTGCTAAACGTTTAGCTGAAGATAACTTAGAAGAACCAATGAGAGCTGGTATTAGAGAACGTGAATATCAAGAGTATGAAAATAAAATTAATCAACAAAAAGGAGATCTTAACCAGCTCTACGAGGACGCTGGTATATCAGAAACACTTAACATAGCTAAATGACCTACACAACAGAATCAAATTATACTCAGTCAGTATCTGGGAATAGAGACTTCAATGTAGGTTTTCCATTCCTATCTACTGCTGATATTAAAGTACAACAAAACGGTACTACGAAAACACTAACTAATGACTATACTATTGTTCAATCTGGAGCTAACACAACTGTTAATTTTAACACAGCTCCAGCTGACAATGATACTATACGTTTATTTAGAGACACAGATATAGATGCTATAGAAGCAACGTATGCAGCTGGCAGTTCTATTAGAGCTTCAGATCTAAATACAAACAATACACAACTATTGTATGCAGCTCAGGAATTTGGAACATTAAAGACTGATAACTCTGTGTCTTTCTCTTTAGGTAATAAAGGGGATATACAAATTAACAGTTCTACTGATTATGTCATTAATAACAATGCTGTTGAATTAGCTATGATGGCTGACAACAGTGTTGGTACTAGTGAGTTAGTTAATGATTCTGTTACAGTAGATAAAGTAGCTAACAATGCTATAACTACAGATCAACTAGCTTCTAATGCTGTTACTATAGCTAAGATGGCAGATAACAGTGTTGGTACTAGTGAAATAGTTAATAACGCTGTAACACGTGCTAAAGTCACTCCAGGAGGTTTTAATCCTGTTGGTACTGTCATATGGTATGCTGGTTCTACAGCTCCTGCAGGCTATTTAAAGTGTAATGGAGATAGCATTGCTAATGGTAGTGGAACTACACAAAGTATAACAGCTGATTTCTCAGCATTATATGCAATAGTAGGTTCTAGTTTACCTGATTTACGAGGTGAGTTTGTAAGAGGTTGGGATGATGGTAAAGGTACAGATAGTGGTAGATCCATTAGAAGTGCTCAAGGTGATCAGAATAAACAACATAATCATACTGCAAATGTTACTGACCCTGGACATACTCATGTTTATATAGGATCCGCTACTACACAAGGAGTCGATACAGATAGTCATAATCATGATGATGCTGTTTTAGAAGATACAGAAAATAAAACTTCAAATAGTAATACCACAGGAATAAGTGTATCAATAGTAAACGATGGTGGAAACGAAACAAGACCACGAAACATAGCTCTTTTAGCATGTATTAAATATTAAACAATGACTGTAACAACTGAACATTTTTACAGCGGAAATAACTCCACCACTACTTTCGCTTACACATTTCCATACTATAAGACCTCTGATATTAAAGTCAAAGTAGGAGGCACATTAAAAACTGAAGCAACACATTACAATATTACAGGTACCAATGTAGTTTTTACTAGTGGTAATACACCACCAAACGGTACCAATAATATACATATTTACAGAGAAACTGATGTAGACACATCCAAGGCAACATTCGCTGCTGGATCTTCTATCAGAGCTACTGATTTAAATAATAACGAAACACAACTTCTATACCACGCACAAGAACAAAACTTTAATAAGATTCAAACTGCTGATATAGAAGACGGAGCAATTACATCTGCTAAGATATTAGATGGTACAATTGCTACAGCTGACATAGCAGATAATGCTGTTACTGCAGCTAAATTAGCCACTAACTCTATTGATGCAACTAACCTAGCAGCTAACTCTGTAGGTGCATCTGAAATAGCAGATAATGCTGTAGATACTGCAGCTATTGCTGATGATGCTGTAACCTCTGCTAAGATAGCAACAGGTGCAGTCATAGCTGATAGTATTGGTACTAACGCTGTAACAACAGCTAAGATATTTAATGATGCAGTTGAAACAGCTAAGATAGATGACGGTGCTGTTACTACTGCTAAGATAAATAATGCTGCTGTAACTGCTGATAAATTAGGAACAGATTCTGTTATTACTGCAAAGATATTAGATGCTAATGTAACAACAAATAAAATTGCTAATGATTCTGTTACAGCAGATAAACTAGCTAATTCAATTAATGCAGAGATTGCAGCTAACACAGCTAAATCAGGTAACGCTACACATACAGGAGAAGTTACAGGTGCTACATCTTTAACTATAGCTGATGGTGCTGTAGTTACAGATAGAATAGCTGATGACGCTGTAACAACAGCTAAATTAGCTAACTCTATAAATTCAGAGATTGCAGCTAACACAGCTAAAGTAACTAACGCTTCTCACACAGGAGAAGTAACGGGTAGTGGTGCTTTAACTATTGCAAATGATGCTGTTACTACTGCAAAAATAGCAGACAACGCAGTAACAACCGCAAAAATAGCCGATGCTGAACTCACAACGCTTGCTGGTATGCAGTCAGGTACTGCATCTATTCTTGCAAGTGGTACGGCTCTTACCTCAACTACTGCTGAACTTAACCTGTTGGATGGCAAGAGCATTGTCACAGCAGTTAGCGGTAGTTCTACTGACGTACAGTTACCGAC